CCCGAAGGACAGAGGGGCGATTGGCAGTGGACCAGGAATTACGGGTTCAGAGTGGCGTTGAACTTGAACACCGCGCCAGTCTGGTCGGGACGGCGGGGTGCCGCACCGAAGGCCAGATAGCTGTCGATGAACCACGAGAGTTCCAGCTTATCGTAGTGCACGTCCGAAGTCAGCGGGAGGGTCTCGCCACCAAGCACCGAGTTCGGGTGCATGATGAGGCCCACGGCGTTGGCTTCGATGCCAGCCAGCACGTACTCCGTGCCGTTGCCGAGGATCGACAGGTCAATGTTCGTGTCGGCCAGACGCGCGGTCGAGACCAGCGGAACACCCATCAGGGTCCTGATGGTGCCGTCAGCGAAGTCGCCGCTGTCACGCGAGAAGTTGCGGTTCACTAGCTTGTCGTTGTTCAGCAGGACGGCGTGCTGGCGAGGACGCAGGAACAGCGCCGTCTCGTCGGTGTCCACATCGTTCTCCTGCATGTTCACGATCACCTTCTCGAAAGCCTTGTACAGCGCGTCGGGGTCGAGTTCGTCGCCCGCAACCGCGAGTTCGGTGTGGTAGCCCGACTTGAAGGCGTCCCCGAGATCACGACCTTGGATGCCCTTGATGCCCGCAGACACGCCAGCGGTCACGTTCAGCAGCGCCGACTTGATTCCCATGTTCAGGAGCGCGGCGTCGAAGAACTTCGCGATGGTCTTGCCGTGGTCCATGCCGATCTCGCGCCGTGCGGAGAAGTCGGTCTGGAACTCGTTCAGGAGGGTACGCTTGTCGCGGGCCAGAACGATGGTGTCCACGACGACCTGAGCACGGTCGAAGTTGCGAGCCGTGCTCCCCCGCCGCCGCCCGGCGTTCACGTCGTTGACCGCCTGAAGGGTCGTGTCGCCCATCCGGCGAACGGTCTTGGTGTCGGTCCCACGGATGGAGTGCATCGACACGAACTGGCGCATGATGGAACGCTTGGCGATCTGTGCATCGACAACACCGCCGTATTCCTCGATCATGTCGTTTCGGTCGAAGGAACTGATTTGGTCAACCATGATAGGTTCCTTTACTGAGTGTGGTATTCTTCAGGCGATCTCTCTCAGATGCCCTGCTTCTTCCCTGCGTTGCGCTGTGCACGCAAGGCGTTGAACTCGGATTCGGACGCACCGCGCCGGTACAGCCGATCAAGCTGCTCACCGTACTCACGGCGAGTGATCCCCTTGACCGTGGTAGTGGCCTTGGTGTCAGGAGTGACCTGACCCTTGCCAGCCGCGAGTGCGGTGTTCTTGGGGTCGCTGTTGTAGCGGGAGATGATCTCGTCCGCTGCGAACTTCGCCTGACGCCCGCCCTTGTCGAGCATGGCACGGAGTTCGTCCAGTTCTGCGGCGTCCATCTTGGCAGTGGCCCACTTGGTGGCCTTCTTCCAGTTGTCCTCGCCGCCAGCCGCCTCGTGGACGACCTTGGTGACTTCCTGCAACCGAGCCTTCTCGCGGCTGGTGACAGTCTCGAAGCCCGCCATGATGAGCGTGGCCTTGGTCTTGCCGACAGCCTCGATAAGCTTGTCCCGGTCCACGAGGGACGGGTCCATCTGCTCCCGAGCCTTGCCGAACAGTTCCAGCGCCGTCTCCGGGGTCATGCCCGAGTTCTGGATCAGGGTGAGGGTGGACTTCCCGACTTCATCGTTCCCCGGATCACCCCACACGGAGGTGTCCAGTTCCTTGTCGTCGTTGTCATCCTCGTCCTCGTCCTCACCGTCCTTGGCAGCAGCGGCGTCAGCGTCGGCTTTCGCCTTGGCTTCCTTCTCCGCAGCTTCCTTGGCGGCTTTGGCGTCGGTCCGCTCCTTGTTCGACGGGGCAGGGTCGCCGGTGTTTCCGTGGTCGGGCTGCTGGCCCTGCGCGGCACCAGCGCCCTTGTCCTCGTCGTCATCAGCCGGGGAACTCCCACCGGGAGCGGCGTTGCCACCAGCCGGGGTCACGTTTCGCAGATCGGTCATTCTCTCTCCTTACTTTCCAGATGCAGCCTTGCTTGCCACCTGAACTTCGCCCTGCTTCTGCATGAGGCGTTCTTCTTCGGCAAGTTGGGCGTTACGGTTCGCAGTCATCTCGTCCTGCGTGAACAGGAAGTCCTCTGCGGACACTCCGCGATTACGGAAGATGAAGGTTGCGAACTTCAGTGGGTTGAACGCAGCCCGGATTTCCTGCGGAACTGCGTCGAGCATCTGAAGGTCCGTAACGGCCAGCCGGAGTGCATCCAGCTTTCCTTCTCTGCTCAGGCTCTCCAAGCCCGTCACGACAGTCGTCTCGAAAGCCTGCTCTCCATTCGGCAGGTACGAGTTGAAGTCGATTTGAGCCAGTTGGTACTCGGCTTCCTTGCGCTGCCAGTCGAGTGCGAGGCGGCTGTACAGCCCACCAAACGCGCTCTCGATCTCGCGGGCGAAGAAGCGGATTTCTTCTGCGGTAACACGCTCGGCATCGCGAACGCCTGCACTCGACAGTAGAAACGCTTGCGCGAGTTCCCGTTCCAGCTTGGCGATTGCCTCACCGATGAACTGGACCTCTACAGCGAACTTGAACTGAGGGACAGTGATGTCGCCTTCCTTACCCGGCAGGTACTCGCCCCGCTTGGCATTGTTCCAAGCATCCACGTCGAAGCTGCTCGTGTCGTTCACGAGGAACTTGATGTCTGCCGCCACGCCGATCAGGTCGATCATGGCTTCGGTCATCACGTCGATGTTGTGGAAGCTGACCGAGTAGTCCTCGACCAGACCACGACCGTAGTGGTCTCCCCGGCCAAGGTTCCAAGTCAGTACGAGGCAAGGGAAGTCCTCGTCCTTGTAACTGGTCTTGGCCTTTTCCAGTTCGATCTCGTCCACGGCTTGGCGCATGTGCCACTTGCCGCCCTCATGCCAGTAGTACGTGTACAGTTCGACAGGGCTGTCGTCCTGATACTTCTTCGACTTGGCGTTGGCTTTCAGTTGCTCGCGGAGGTCCTCGTCCAGTGCACCGTACAGCTTGCAGTCCCGAAGGATGACTTCGCGCAGCTTACCACTGATCTCCCGAGAGACGCAGTAGTCGCGGATGCTGTAGACCACCCGGTTGTTGTCGGGCAGGCGGTAGATCAGGGCGTTGCCCGTCACGATCTTAAGGCTGACTGCGGCCACCGCCACCGGGCGGTAAGAAGTGAGGTTCAGGTTCCGCATTGCTGCGTTCTCTGCCTCGATCAGCCCGGCGTCGAGCGCCTGCTTTTCCTCGTCTGAGGCTTCAGCGAAGAACTTCCGCTTGGCCTCGGGTGTCAGCGTGACTGCGAAGAACGGCTTGTCGTTCGGGAACATGGTGTCCACGATGCGGTGCGACAGGTGGTTGACCAGTCGAGCGCCAATCGCGACGTTCCCCTTCTCGCTTTCTTCCGGGTTGTCCGTCCGGGCGTTGTCCTCGTGCGGGAAGATCGAGGGCACCGTCCACCGTGCGTACTGTTCGCATCGGTCGAGCAGGTCTCCCTTACGCCCGTCGAGGGCCATCCAGTGTCCAGCGAGGCTGGTGCCCTCGCGGATCATAGTCCAACCCTCCGCGATGCGCGGCTAGACTGACCAATTCCGCCAACGGGGCGCGGAGTTCCCACACCGCCGACACGAGCACCGACCGACCCGGTCCTGCTCGTCGCACCGCCTTGACCCGCACCAGCAGTGGCAGTGGCAGTGGGTGCAGCGCCTTCACCGCGACCGAGGCGGATGTCCGCTCCGGTCTCGTCTCGGGCGGCGTCCAGCCCTGCACGCTCCCGCGCTTGCTGTTCCTGTCGGTTCAGTCGCGCAACCTGCTGACGCGCGGCCTTCTTCTGCTGATTGACGCTGTACACCGTGGCCGCAGCACCGACGACCGCAGCGCCAATGATAGCGGCAGTGGTAAATGCTGCCATAGCACGTCTCCTAGAGTAAGAGCCTGTGGCTCGTTTCGATGGAAGTGTATCCCCGGCGCATGAGCACCCGTTCAACACCAGCGTTGACCTCAAGTGTGGTCATCCGCACTTCGTCCACTCCAAGTTCCCTGCCTCGGTGCTCGAACGCATCAAGCAGTCTGAGACCGTCACGGCCCTCGGAGTACCAAGCCGTTTCCACCAGCACTTCCCAATCCCGACATGGGTCGGAGATGTGGACGCCAGTGATGGCTCCGGTGTCCGTCCGAAGTACGACGCCCTGTTCTGCCACGATCAGCCCGGTTAGGTAGTTCACCAGCTTGTCGAGGTTGAGCGGTATTCCGTAGTAACGGTCGTTGAAATGTTCCGCCTTCTCGATGAGAAAGGGGATGTCGTCCAGTGTGCAGTCACGTACCTTTGTCACGACGCAACTCCCTTATGAGCCGGGTCGAAGTGGACATGACGAACTCCGGGCCGAGTGTCCTGCCGAGTATCTTCAGCAGATCAGCCTTCGCTCGCTCATAACCGATATGGTACACGGTCGATGTCTCACTCAGTTCCGCAGGTTCCAGTGCTGCTAGGAGTTGGATCATAACCTGTCGGTCAACCAACGCCTTTCCTGTGATGGAAGTAAGGTCTGTCATTCAGTCTCTCCTTCTGAATAGTAGATAGAGATAATCCTGTTATAGATTACCTGTATATACTATCCATGTATAAACTAGGTGTATATTACAGCCAATAACATTGGATATACAGATACCGGGGTAGCTTTCAGGCCGCACTAAGCGACTATACACTACCCCGGCATCCGAGACCCAGCGGGAGAGAACGCCCTTGTCTATATGTGTGGAACTCGTTTATCCAAAGAAATACAAGGACTTACGAACCCCTTCCAGATCAAGCGTCCCGGTCTCAGGTAGGTCCGGTAGGGTGATCCCTGTCCGTTCCTCCTGCTGAAGTTTGAACTCCGAGAGCACGCTGTGCTGCGAGTGCAGCTTCACGAACTGGTCTCGGATGATCTCGTGCCACTCGTCAACATGACAGGCGTGAACTCCGAAGTCGTCGTGGATCATGGCGAAGCTGGTGATGCCTCGTCGTGCTCCCTCGCTGACTACCATGTGCATGTGCGTGGCGTCTACGCTATGCACAAGGTTCGGGCTGGAACCCGATGCAGCCTTGTACATATCGACGCCGGGCATCTCCTTCTTGATCTGAAGTGCGATCCTTCCTCCGATCTGCGCCTCTACACGCTTGACCGAGGTATTTGGTGCGAACTGCACCATCGGAAAGCCCAGCGGCGTGGTGTAGATCAGAGGCTCGTCTGCCTTCGCTAGAACTCTGGCGCACTTCTGCATCCAGTCCATAGCCGCCCGTGCTGCCACGACGACCTCTCCGATGGACTTCCAAAGAAGCTGGGACAGGAACACGCTGTGCTTGAACGCGGTGTTCTTCGGGAAGAAGTCGATCCGCTGTTCCAGATACCATCCGTACACCGACTGCGTGCACGTCTGAAGCGTCGATCCGTAGGGCAAGGTCATCACCGGCTTCTTCGCCAGCTTCCGGCCCATCTTGCCGTCCGACACCTTCTTGAACAAGGCCATCCAGTTCGCCGCGAGTGTGTAGTGCTCGTGCTCAGGGTTGGTCAGCAGTGCTCGCAGCTTGTCGGTGGCGACATCAGCCACATCCTGATAGATGTCCGAGGGTCGTCCAGCGGGAGTGAGGTTGACAGACTGTCCTCCCACCGGATCACGGAGCATTGCAGAGAAATGCTGTAGTCCGTTGCAAGACCCGTCAAGAGCGATTGACAGTCTCGACACAAACCGTGCAGGGCCTCCGCTGGTATGAACAGCAGCCGCGTACTCCATGCACCATGCAAGGAACTGATAGGGCTTGTCCGCACCCTTCCAAGTATCTGTGTTCCCCAGCGGGTCAAGCCCTGCCGCGATGATGGCAGAGGCTCGATCTTGAACCCAGCGAACTCTGCCGTCATAGTCGTCCTTGTCGTATCCATACTTGTTCGCTCCGTGCACTTGGAACCAGTACCAGCCTCGGTCGCCAAGTGGTTTCGCTTCTCCGAAGTGCAGCAGCGCCTTGGACACATCCGATCCCTGCGGGCTTACTCCATTCGTGGTGCTGTAGGTCCGACCCCGGAAGTCCATCTGGTAGACCATCCAGAGTAGGTCGATCTCCTGCATCCGGGCAGCGAGACGCATAGCGCGAACCACAGCCAGCAGACCGGCTTTACGCTCTGTCTCAAGACCGTGCAGTGTACGCGCTTCCGCCTTCCACTCATCGAAGCGCAGCTTGTCGGGGCCGTGCAAGTCCTTCGGAGCCTTGCCCTCGGGGATCGGCGCTGGCGGTATCTCGAAGGGCTGCGACCGCGGCATCCCGATCTCAAGTCCCCTGTTCCAGACTTCGCGGACGACCTCAAGCAAGGGCTGGTTTATCTTCCAGCTTGTCCGCTGCATGGCGTTCACGCTTTCAAGGATCACGGGCATCGCCGCGCTGTCGAGAAGCGGTGCCTGCGTGTCGCGCTGCTGTCCTGCCCGCGTCTTTACGAGAGGGGTCAGCCCGGACATGCGGCTCGTGTAGAACCCGCCGTCCTTCCAGCCGGTCCAGTCCCGAGGCTCGATGATGCACGGCATCCTGTCGGGCAGCATGACCTCGACACTCTGGTCATGCTTCTCAATCCACTCGATGACCTCGGCGCTAGGGCTGAACTGCACTGCCCCGTTGATCTTCTTCCGTTCGATCAGATCAGAGGCTACTTCAGAGCAGGTCAGCAGTAGCAGGCCGACGCCGATGTGCGTCTCGTTGGTCCACGACACCCACTCCACGCCTTTCTCGGTCATGGTGTTCACGAGGACGCGGTGTCTGTGCCGGTACTGCGTGGACTTTCGGCTGTCCAGATCGCGCTGAACCGCGTTGTAGTATTCCGGCAACTCGATCTCGAACTTGCTGAAGCGCAGTTCGTCCTCCACCATCTTGCCTACCGACGCTGCCACTTTCTGAACGGTGGCAGGCTTGTGGACGCACTCAACGACCTTGGTCAGAACGAACAGGGCCAGCTTATCGGGATCAACTCCGCGTACCAGCTTGATGTACATATTGCGTTGTTTGGTGTTGTTCACTCGTTCGGTGATCTCTGCACTGACCTGCGAGAGATAAACCCGCAGGAGCCGGGCACCAGCAGAAGTGTCAGCGAACCGCTCACTGTCCTTGGCCTTCTGTTCCTGTACCCGGAAGCGGGACACGCCAAGCGCGGTCATGTCGCGCTCCCACTTCTTCTGCTCACTGATCTCGGGCATTTACTTCTCCTTGAGTGCAGCCCTCTTTTCGCGGGCCTTCTTGTTCCGCGCGAGGCGCTTCTCAGCTTCGGTCTTGTGCGTCGGGTGCCAGACCCCACCGTGCTGCGGCTTCTCATGCCGTCGCCAGTAGGCAACCAGCCTCTCGATCCACTCGATCTCCGACATGCCGTTCCGGGCACGACGAGCAAGGTTGAACACCTTGCCTTCGATCCCGTTGCAGTTCAGGCAAAGCACGTCCCTGATGAACCCGGTCTTGTGGTCGTGGTCGAGGACTGGTCGCTTGTCCTTCAGCGTTTTCATCCGCCCACCACAAAGTAGGCAGGTGTAGTTCTGCTTCTTCAGCAGTATGTCCCGCGCTGGTGAGACCTCAGTCGTCTTGAGACGCCGGTTCTCCATGCTGGAGCCTTTCCTCGTACTTGCCGATCCAGAACATATATTCCTCGTTCAGTTCCTCGGGATCAGCGTAGAGCATGTCGTCCGCGTCAGCGGTGCCGTTCATCACGGCCATGTAGTGCTTGTGCACCGCCGAAGCGACCTCCTTGATCTCTGCTGCACTCAGGTGGTCCGTCTCGTAGTGCGTGTCCGTTGTCATTTCTTGATGACCTCCTTGAGCCAGTGCAGCACATCGTTCTCGTCAGAAGTTCGCCGCATCCACAGCAGCTTCATCTCGGAGAACAGGGCTTGTGTCGGGGTGACGACCTCGCCGGTGCGCCAGTGGGTGAACTCGTACCCGTGGTCCTTCGCCAGCCGCTCGTAGCAGGCTTTCACGGTCTCGAAGCACTCCCGATCATTCCGGGCGTCCTTCAGCAGAGCGTAGGTGAGCACGGGTCCGCACTTCTTGGTCTTGGCCGTAAGTTGCGCCAGCTTCTTGTCCAGCTTGTCGGCCACCGCCTTGTCGTGCGTGGCGATCCACTGAGCATACGTGTCGCGGTACGCTGCGGTGCCACTGTACGTCTGCCACATGATGCCGGGACACTCGGGAAGTCCGCTGATGTTGTCGGCAGCATCTCCCATGAGGCACTGCGCCCAAAAGAACTTGGTGCCTCTCCCGACGACCTTCTTGCTCGACTTGCTGTCGTCAATCTCGATGAACCCGAAGTGGTCGTCCTGCCGAGTGATCGCGTAGGTCCGCATGTCCAGCTTCAGTCCGGGCACCATGTACAAATCCTTGTCGGCACTGCACAGGATGGCGTTCTCGAAGTCGGCGTACAGGGCTTGCGTCATGCCATCGTCAGCTTCCTGCTGAGTGTGGTTGCGTCCCTCGAACACTCCGGTGGTGTCTCCGACACCCGATCCGAGGAACTCCCGAATGGCGTCCAGATGCTCAGGCCGGTTGTCCCGGTCTGCGCGGTTCGCTTGGTAGGGCTTCAGGATCGCAGTACGATCTCGGCCACCCTTGTTCGACTGGTGCGTGGTGTGCAGCACGGCTCGCTCAGCACCAGCCAGACGACGAATGTGATCCACAGCCTGCTTCGTATTGTGCAGCATGTCCTCGTAGGTTTTGCGGGGCGTTGGATCGTCGTGGTCCAACTCCGCTTTGCTCTCCGCACTCACCTGATACGCCATGAAGTCGGCGTCGATGTGTGCAACTCGGCCAGCAACCGGCTTCGGGTACTGGTCCATCTGGCCGGGAAGGGACGCGACCGTAGCCGCGTCCACCCCGAACCTGCTCAGCAGGTCGCCCATCAGTCGAGACCGAGATCGGCCAGCGGGTCGTCAGAGGCGCTGGGAGCGGCCTTGGAGGGCTTCTCCGTCTCGCCGGTGTCCTCGGACCCGGAGACCCCTTCATCGCCGCTAGCGCCCACCAGATCGTCCAGATCAGGCTCCTGCTCGCCCGGGTCCGTGGAGACCTCAGGCAGATCGCCGTCGATGCTGGCGATCACGAGGTTCTGGACCGGGGAACCCTCCCAATTCAGGGCCGACTTCACGGTGTTCTGAAGCCAGTTCTTGCTGACCTCAACTTCCTTGTCGTCCTCCTTGCGCTTGTACGTGCCGGGGATGTGGATGCTGTTCCACTGTTCGATGCTCGGGGCATCCCACAGCAGCAGGCGCTCGGTCGCGGTCGCAGCCGGTGCCTTCAGCGGCTCGGTCTCGCCTTCCTCGTTCACGCGCACCGGGGCACTGACTTTCCAGTTCCCGCTGTCGTCCTTGATGTTGGCGTAGACGCGCTTCTTGCCGTCCTTCTCGACCTCGTTGTGAATGATGGTCAGGATGAACGCCTCGCCCAGCATGAAGGCCATGTGGGTGTTGCCGCGTCCGTAGTCCATCGCGCTGAGCAGCTTGTAGAAGCCCGCACGCGGTCCCGACTTGATGGCGACCCGCTCGGTGATGATCGGGTACACGATCCGCTTGACCGTCTGGCCGGTCTCGTCATGCGTCTCGATCTCCTTCGCGTGCTTCTTGCCAAGCAACTCGAACTGGATGATCGCCTCGGGAGCAGGCGGCTTGGCCTTGCCCTGAAACGCCTTCTGCGGGTGGTTCCCGATCTCGACATACGCGATGAACCGGGCGATGCACGGGCCAGCAGCGGGCGGCTCGTACTCGAAGTTGCCGCCCTTGTCCTCGGTCTGGTCGGCCAGCTTGGCGGCTGCGGCGCGGGCCTGTTCAATGAGTGAAGTCATGTGTCTCTCCTTACGCTGCTGCCTGCCAGTGATGCAGGTCCAGCATGTTGTCGCCAACTTCGGCATCCACAGGGAAGCCTACAGGGCAGTTGATCCCGAAGAAGTGCTTCAGGAAGTGCGGGATCGCCTGCATGATCTTGACCATGCCAGCGACAACCCTGTCGAGAACCGTATGGTGGCAGTCTGCCCACACACAGTCGTGAACCGTGTTGACGAGGTACGCCTTGCCTCCGAAGAAGTCGTTCTTGACGAACCAGCGCCAAAGCTGACCGAGAACCATCTGCACAAGTTCACCTCCGGTGCCCTGCACAGGGTAGTTCTTCATCTCGGTCGGGCTGAAGGTGTCGGTGATCCCTTTCCGTCGCAGATAATCAGGCGCATCGTATGACCGGAACGAGTAGGTTGTGCCTGTGACTGCTTGGTACGTTCCTCGGCGGAAAGTGCGGTATCCGCGCTCGCCATCATGGAACGGCTCAGAAGTCTCAGTAACTTCCCGCTCGACCGCCGCGTTGAACTTGGTAACACCGGGGTACTCCTTGTCCTCTGATTCGATCAGGGCCTTCACTTCCTCCACGTCCATCCCGGTCTCGGCAGCGATCAGGGCTGCACCGGCACCGTATGCCCGCTGGAAGCTGAAGATTTTGCACTTGGTGCGCTCCTTCTTCCACTTGTTGTACTCGGGGTGGTCCTCGTTCTTACAGGCGTCGAGGGCAAACTCGTAGCTGACGCTGTTCTTCAGCGCAACACGCTTGCAGTGGAAGTCCACTTTGTTGTTCAGGTCTCGACACAGGTTCGCGTCCAAGGACAGCAGACCCATGACGACTACCTCAAGCTGGCTGTAGTCGATCTCGCCCAGCTTGCCATCTTTCCCGAAGCGGGAGACGAACATCGCTTTAACTTCCGACTTGTACTTGCCGGTCTCGGCGTCGAAGTCCGCTCGGGTGAGGTTCTGTAGGTTCGGGTCCGACGAGGACAGCCTGCTCGTGACTGTGCTGGTGTGGTTCAGCTTGTGGTGCACCATGTGGTCCCACGGCTGCACACAGGTGAGCATCCCCTTCTTCTCGCCGGTCTTGGGATCGGTCTTGACGTAGTACGTCCCGATCTCCTTATTCAGTCGGTTGGCATCGCCCAGCGCAGCGAGGAATGGCACGTTCCCGGCGTTTGCGGTGATTGTGTCGAGCACTTCTCCGCTGGTGCTGTACACCGGCCCTCCGAGGCCATCGGTCAGGCTCGACTTCCAGTCGTCCAACGGTACGACGTATCCGGGGAACTCGTGGAAGAAGTCCTGATACTTTACCTTCAGTTCACCGGGGAACTTGACCTTCTTCGTCTTGTACTCGCCAGCCTTCTTGCCGCTCAGGTACTTGACGTAGTTGTCCGGGTTCCTACCGGGATCGTCCGGGTTCTCGGTCGTGGTGTGGCCCGTGGTCAGCACCCACTCGTGCCGTTCTTCCTGCTTGCGGGCCAATTCGCCCGTCTTAGGATCGACGTAGGTGTCCTGCTTCTGGTACTTGACCGTCCCGCCGAAGATCAGCGCAGACTTGTGCACCGGGCTGTTCCAGTTGAACGTCAAGCCCTCGGGCATGTCTTTGATGTACTGGCTCAGTTCCTCGTCAGCCGCAGCCTGTTCCACGAGGCGCTTGCGCAAGTCGTTCCGTGCTCGCTCCACGTCGATCTTCAGGCCCCGGAACTCCATCTCCGAGGTTGCGCACAGGCTGTCCATGCGCAGCTTGATCGCGGTGAGCATCCCGAGTTCTTCAGCGGCCTTGATCTGTCCGAGGTAGATGATCTCGGTGTTTCCGATGTCACCGCTGTTCCGGCCTTCTTCCTCGGTGCCTATCAGATAATCGAGCAGCAGATCACAGTCGATGTCGCTGGTCTGAACACCGGCATCCCATAGCGCCTTCACACCGTCGATCTTGACCCTGCCGCCGTAGGTCGGGGCGATCTGGTCGAGGCTGTTCATGTGGAACTTCTGCTGCTGGGCGTTCAGCAGGTACTCGGCGTACTGCGTACACCACACTCGCCCACCCCGCTTGAAGAAGGCGTGCAAGTTCTCACTGCTGAAGCGCATCTCGTAGAGCAACTCGAACTTCGCGTTGTGCGCCACGATCACGTCAACATCGTCGGGGATGTCCAGCGGCTTCACGCTGTCTGCGTCGTCGTAGAACTCGGCGCTGCACCGCTCGTCACCCGCGACCTTCCAGCCGCGAGCGACAATGTAGTTCTCGGGAAGGAACGAGTTCGCCTTCCGTTTGAACCGAGTGTGCGTCTGGGTTTCTTCGTCAAGGATGAGGTACTTCATGTTATCTCCCCCTGATATGCGAGGTTGTCGGTCCAGTATTCGCGCCACGTAGCGCCGTAGCACCCGCAGGCGAGCATACCGTAGCTGTCGAAACCCGCGCAGCAGTAGTAGTCGTTCAGGTTCTTGCGCCACAGGTCTCGCATCCCGTTGCGCAGCCAGCCCCATGCGAACCGACGAACCTTGGGGTCCGCATAGGCGCAAGCGTTCAGCCAGATCAGCGCGGCGCTCACCTTCAGTCGGAACAGGAAGTCCTTCATTGCAGGTTCTCCCCGTCGATCTTGTCAGGCAGCATAGCCAGCCAAGCGTGGTCAGTGCGCCACTCGGTGATGGCACGCTCGATGACCGCCTGCTTTCTCTTTGGCACTTCCTTGAGGACTTCGGCCATCAGCATCTCTGCATCCTCGGCCACGGTGCCACAGAACAGGCTGGCCCGCAGCCCGCCCCGTGCAGCGAAGGACAGTGCGGCCTTCGTCTTGTAGGTGATGTCGGCTTCACGCATCGGGTGTCTCCTTGTCGTCGCGCCAGAACTGGAAGGTCGGTTGACGCAGCGCGTCGTAGCTGTCATCCGCCTTGTACTTTATCTGAGCGATCCGGTTCGGCCATGTGCGGGTCAACCGGGTGGTCCAGCCGTGCCATAGTTCGCGGCGCTCATCGTGCGCCAGACGACCTGGACCAATCCCGATCTCCGCGCCCTTGTAGCTGGCGATCAGACCGCCAGCCATGCCCTTCGGGTTGCCGTCCTTGTCGATGGCTTCCTCGACCCCGATGATCCGCAGGTCGATGGTCGGCTCGCGCAGCAACTTCTGGTAGCCCCAGCTTCGCTTTCCCGGCACGAACGGGTCATCCCAATTCCGGGCGACCATGCCTTCAGCCTTCGGGAACTGGTTGCAGAAGTCCTCGAAGTGGTGCTCAAGCTGGCTCAGGTTCTCGACCCGCTGTTGCCGGAGCACATGCACCCGGCTGTGCAGGTCGTTCAGTTCCAGCATCGCCTCGTAGCGCCGCTCGAAACCGACCTCCTGAAGCGTAGGGGTGAACATCTCGAACAGACCGAGGGCCAGCCGGTGGCTCTGGTCGTCCTGCCTCCGAACGATGCCGCTGGTGTCCTTGAAGTCCGCATACGGGTCGCCCTGCTGGTGGACTTCCCCGATCAGCGTGCAGGGCGTGTCGAAGTAGCCCAGCGCAGCGTTGCCCCGGAACTCGTCTGCGAACTCCTGCACCAGTTGCCGCACCGAGGGAACGTCCTTGCCCTGCCGGGTGCGGATCGTGTGGTTGCCGTCCGCGTCGATGTCGATGCGAACCGGCACGCCGTCGATCTTGTGGCTCAGGAACACGGGGAACTTCAGGTGCTTCTCGCTGAAGCCTTTCGCGAGTGGGATGGTGCTCATTGATTGCTCCCGTACATTGCAGTCATGCGCTCAGCGTACCAGCGCAGGAATGTGTCGATCCGCTCGTACAGCTTGTTCATCGTGCTGTCGTTGTAGATCACGTAGTTGAAGGCGAAGTCCGCGAGCGCTTCCTCACTGGAGTGCGCCTCAACCGGGTCAAGAGCCGGTCGAACCACGTTCACCACGACACCGCCCGCCCTGCGGATTGCGAGTGCCTCGTTCGGGAAGCGCACGTCATCGAAGATGATGTCGCCGTCGCCGGGCACGATCTGCTTCATCGCAGCATCGACCCAAAAGTTCTGCGAAATCAGCCCCCGCCCCCACTCCGTACCGAGGGTCTGCATTGCGTAGCGCGGGCTGCGTCCTGCGAGGTAGTCCGTTGGGATTTCCTTCAGGTGCCCTTCGATGAAGTCGGGGGTGGTCTCGGGTGAAACTCCCTGCTGTTCGAGCAGAGCGGCGATCATCGCCTTGAGAGGCCCGGCAAACTTGCGAGTGCCGAAGCCCTTGTCGTTCAGGTAGCGGGTGACGGTGCTCTTTCCCGACCCCGCCTTGCCGCTCAATCCGATCAGCATGTGTCTCTCCTATGCAGATAGCCACAGGCGGGCCCAGCGGTCCATGAAGTGGTCAGCACCCATGTTCAGGTACTTCCTGTGCAGCTTGAGGGCGAGGTCGCCGTCAATGCCGAGGTAGCTGGGTGGCCAGAACTGGTCGTCCTCGGGCACGGGTTTCCACTGCGCCTTGCGCTCCACTTCCAGTGCGGCGTAGTCGTACCGCTTGACGGCGTGGTAGGTCTCCGGGCCGATGTAACCGCCGAGGGCGAAGCGTACTGCCGACTTGATGTGCGGCGGCTCCACAATGCCCATCAGCATCTTGTTCGGCGTGGTGTTGTCTCCGATGTACGCCTCGTGTGCGTCATGGATCAGGCAAGCGTATTCCAGCGAAGCCGGTACGCCCTCTTGCTCTGCGAGGTCCGCAGTCAGCATCGAGTGCTGAAGCACGCTCAGAGGTTCGATCCTCCCGTGGTGCCCGTTGCACCGTTTGATGTGAGACAGTGCGGTCACGATGTCGGTGAGCGCAACGTCTGCCGGGCTGAAGGTCGCGAGGTTGATGTACCTGCCCGACGAAACGCGCATCCAGATCGGATCAGCCATCGGCTTCATCCTTCAGCACCTCGGCCAGCTTGCGCCAGCGGGCCGCATGGTGCTGTGCGATACCGAGGTCGCACGATACCCACGAGGGCCGCACGCCGGTGCCATACTGGTCGATGAGGCGCTGTGCCTCCTTATCGTAGTGCCCGGCCATGCGCATCGCGGTGGCCTTCGTGAGTTCCACGCTCATTTTCCCAAGTCCTTTCTGAGCCATGCCGCCAGTTCGTCCATGTCCGCAGTCACGCAAGTGGCGAACTGGTACATCACGTCCCAGCGATCCTCGTTGCTGTCGAGCAGGATGTAGCCCGGAGTGCCTCGTCCGAGGAACCACCCGAGTTCCATGTGCCCGCTCTTGCCCGCAGGCAGCGCCAGCACCATAGTCTTGCTCGCCAGCATGTTGCGCCGGTCGAACTCGAAGGTGTTGACGCTGGCCGGTTCCTTCAGGGCTTTGGTGTAGGTGTATCCCACGCCCTTGTAGAACGCCTTCCAGTGGTCGTCAGCTTCCGGCCCCGCTGCGTACCAGTCAGCGAACACCTTGGCGTTCACCTTGATGTGCAGTTCCTCCATGATCGAAGGAATGGCCGGGTTCCGCAGTGACCCTGCGAGGTACACGTCCCACAGGTAAGGCTTGCGGTTGTCGGGGTGCCCTTCGGCACCACCGTTCCGCATGAACTCCCAATAGGGCCTCTGTCGCTCGGTCATCGCCAAGCCCTCCCATCACGAATGGTGCAGATCGTCCGCTTCCCGTTCTCGTAGGTCAAGATGAACGAGTGGCTCCACGACGAGAGGCCCTTGTTGTAGCCCATGTCGAGTTGCCCGAAAACGCCTGCGGTGTACACCCCCTCAGTGATGCCTGCGGAGTGCGTGTGCCCGGTGTTGGCCTTGCCGACCGACCGGAGGTTCTTCGGGTTGCCGCGTGCACCGTTCGGCCCGAGATGCCCGTGAAGGCCGTGCTCTATCCCGGCGATGATGAGGCTGTCGTCCTCGTGCACGATGTTCCAGCGGTAGTTCTGCGGCAGGTAACGCTTCATCAGCGTCCAGAAGGGCCGAGGGTGTTCACCCTGCTCACGCTTCCGTGCACACAGGCCGTTCAGGTCGAGCCACGTCCGCATGTTCGCAGGATCGTGGAACGCCCGAGTGTCCCGCAGCCAGCCCTCGACCGCTTGGTCGTGGTTCGAGGTCACGATGTGGTGCACCGTGCCCGGTCGGGCCAGATGCGAGGACATCTTGCTCGCGATGTACTGGAACTCGCCCTCGACGCTTTCGCGCTTCTTGGCCCGCATCTCGTGCAGGAAGTGCGGATCGTTCCTGTTGTGGTGGTTGCGCGGCTGGAAGTCCACCGTGTCGTGGAACACCTGATGCTCGGGGTAGAGCACGTCGATCACGTCGCCCATCACTTCCAGCACGGACAGGTCAACCTTGTTCCCGTGCAAGTCGCCATGAGTGACCACCTTTGCCCGCACTTGGCGCTCGATCTGTCCATCAGCGGTGTACTTGTCCGTCAGGTCGTAGATCGTGCCTGAGTTGTCGGCGTTGATCTGCCGTGCCCACCAGTGGCCGTTCTCATCGACCTCGACCAGCAGCGCACCGTAGACGTGGTGCAAGCTGGCCTTCTGCCCTGCGGCCTTCTCGATGTAGTTCCGAGCGGTCACAGTGCCGGTGGTGTAGCAGAAGCGCGCCGGGTCGTTCTTCATGGTCGGTACGCTGCGCATCGCCATCTTGGTGTGCGGGATGATAATGCTGGCACCGCGTCCGTAGTTCTCGAAGCCGGTGATCGGGTCAACCCGCGTGGGGATGATGTTCAGTTCACCGCACCAGATCAGGTCCGCTGCGATCTGCACGCTCTCGTCCGACACGAACGGCTCGATCCGAGGGTCGAACCAGATGTCGTCCTTGTCGCTCGCTTCCGCGCTGCCCGGCTTCACGCTGTTCTTGCCGTACTGCTGCTTGTTATAGGTGAAGCGGCTGATGTGCAGTTGCGCCTGCCGGTCCTCGACCAGCGCCATCAGGCTGATCCAGAACTTGTCGTTAAGGAAGGTGTTCGCCTGAGCACTCGTGAACACGAAGGTCGTGCCCGTGGCCCACTGGCGGAAGTCCTCGGGAGCGGCGATGGTGCCAGTCACCAGCGGTCCATCGTCCTCGGTCTCCTGCTCAGGCTGGGTTTCGAGCCACTCCCGCCACATGCTGCGGGCGGTGGTGTTCGCCAGCGTGAAGCCCTTGCGCCGCAGAGTGCGGAGTACACCCGTCAACCCTTCGGCACGGCTGGTCGTCCCCGCCGCAAGCGCGAAGTCCGTGAAGTCTGCTGTCTTTCTCATGGTGTCTCCTATATCCGAAGTGACTTGACGTGCATAGCACTGATGGCGTCTGCGCTGTAGCCGTTGCGCTCGCCAACGTACCTGCACCAGTTGTCCCACAGGAACTCCGCGCCGCCCCGATCTTCACAGAGATTGGCGTAGTCCATAGCCATGAGGGCTTTCCGCTTCATGCTCGCCTCCTTGTAGCGGCTGGCTTTGAAGCGGTACGGGTCGATCTCGAAGATGTTCGAGTTGTGGGTGTCCATGCAGCCTGTCTGGCCGAACACCAGTTGGTTGACGAAGCCACCCTTCACCAGTCCGAGGCCCGGAAGGCTGGCTAAGAACTTCAGCGTCTCGATCTCAGCGACCCGAGGGTCAGCGAAGCCTGCGTGTAGGTTGCAGGCAACCCGGTACACTTCGTCCTTGCTCTCTTGCAGCCACTCGTAAGCGCCCAGCTTGAAGCCCCACAGGTACTTGCTCTCGGTTCCTGCCCGGTCAACATCCCGCATGGCTTCTTCGATGGTCGTGATCGACTGCTGGATCGTCAGGTACACGAAGGTGATAACTCGGGCCATCTGGTCTGGCCCGGTCATCGCGTACTGGCTGATCTCACTCTGGTCCCTCTGAAACATCGTCATCTCCGTTGACTACGGGCAAGTCCTCGTACCTCGCGATCTGAGGCTTGTAGGAGACACAGGCACGAGGGTCGCCCGGCGATCCCTCGCGGCGCAGCTTGTTCTTCGGCAGGCCGATGAAGCGGGCATTGGCGTAGCCCAGATCGTCCACCGAACCGATCATCAGGATGAAGTCGCAGGCACCCTGCTTGCCGGTCTTGCTGTCCTTCAGCATGTGGTCGGCTGGGAACTGCGTGTTCGCACCGTCCGCGCTGATCTGGCTTGTGGCGATGCCAGCGAAGTCGTACTTCACCGCCAACTCCCTCGCCCACTGGTACATCTTCTCCAAGGCGAGGTCCGTCCGAGCAGCGTCACCGAAACCGCGCACGTTGTCGATCATGTCATACACCACCAGAGAAGGCTGGTGCTGCTCCACGATCCGCTCGACTGCGTAGGTGTCCATCCCGTGGATGTCGAACACTTTGATCTTCCACTGGTCACCCTTGACGGCACCCTCGTACTCCGTGAGCATACGCCCTCGGCGGTGCAGGTCGATCAGGCTGGACAGCGGCATACCGAGTGCGGCCTGCCACAGACGGGTGTAGATGCGGTTGCCCGGACCCTCGTTGTTGAGCCACAGGACAGGTTGATCCGTCTGCGATGCCAGATGCGTGATCTCCGACGCGAGGAAGGTCGTCTTGCCCTTGTCAGGCCGACCGGCAACGATACCGAAGTCTCCGGGCCGTAGACCCCTCATGCTCTCGTTCAGGCAGTCCAGCCGCCAGCGAAGGCCCTCGTCGTTGATCTCTTGGTTCAGTATCTCGTCCACGTTCACACGAATGAAGTCCAGACCCTTGATCCGCGCATCGCGCTGGAACTGCGTCAGGATCGTGTCGAGTTCGCCGTGAATGTTCCCCACGTCGCCTTCCTCGAACTTCATCACGAGCGTGGCGAGGTCAGAGGACAGCCGCAGTTCGAGCAGGGAGTGCAGAACCACAGCGCGCTCATCGTCTGGTACATCCTGCGCCACCCGCTTCAGTATCGCTGCGTAAGCGTGCTTCTGCTCGGTGGTCATCTTTGGGTGCCAAGACGAGAACAGCGGCGCGAATGTCTGAAGGTTCACCTTCTCGTGCGTGGGGAACTTGTCGAAATACTTGCCGAAGTCCTTCAGCAGTGCGACTGTGGTTTTCTCCATGCTTTCCTGCGGCACGCGACCGATGACCTTGCGGTATTCGTCTCGGTATTTCAGGATTTGGAGTAGCTTCAGGTCGATCATGTCGTGTCCTCTGTGTACTTGATGATTTCCCGGCGACTGTACCGTTTCGGGTCGCGCTCAGTCTGTATCCGCTTTGGGTCCGCACCGTAGGGTGCAAGTGCCTTCCGCAGTTTGACGAAGCCGTTCCTTCCAGCTTTGTCGCCATCGAACCACCCGATCACCGGGAAGTCCGCTATCAGTGCCGCTTGTGTCGGTCCTACGGTAGTCCCGAGTACAGCCAAGCTATTGTATCCCGCTTCGTGTACTCGGATGGCTGAGAGCACATCTTCGACAACGACAACAGGCGTAGTTCGACCTCGCTGTAGTCGATACCAGCAAGCACCCGTTGACCCACGGGGCATGATGTACTTAGGCTTCCGTCCGTCGATTGCTCGACCAGTCCACAGGCCGGTTGGTTGTCCATCGTGAAGGATCGGAACGATGACACGGCTGCTTCGATCTGACCATCCAAAGCCGTACTGCTCCGAAGCACGCTCAGGTGTGATGCCTGCTCTGAGCACCCAAAGGTGGGCGGGAGTTGGCACATCACCGGCGTCGAGGGCGGTAACATCTGGATAGTCTGCACCAGCTTCTTCCTCATCTCGCTGACGCATTGCCAGTATGTCCGATGCGGACAACCGACCATGCGGCACGAACTCATTCGCCCCGCACCTGAAACAGTGCAGTGACAAGCCAACCGACCTGTTGGAGATATAGGCTGAAGGGTCTGGTCCACAGTGCGGAACCTTACGCTTCTGCCCGAAGGTCAGTGATCGGGCCTTGTCCTGCCACTCCATACTTACCCGCCTCCACGACTTCGATGGTGAATGTCGCACTCGTGAAGCGCCACACCGCATCGAACATCTGGTACTTACCAGCGTGGATCGCGATGAACGCAGGGTGCTTCCGCCGCGAGCCATGAGGCCAAGCGACGATGGTCCGCCCGCGTGCTGGATGCTCGTAGCCTTCCAGCCCGCCGTGCTCCATCAGTCCGTCGATGAGGTACACGAAGCGCTCTTCCCAAGCGACCGTAGACCGAGGCATGAAAGTCTCGACCGCCAAGTCGCTCAGCCAGTCCGCGTCTGCGACAGCCCGAAGGTGCGCCAGTTCAGTGTCCATTGGTCCGTCTCCATGCGATGAACGCCACGGCGACCAGCGCCCCGAGCACCCCAGCGAGTGCATACGGGAACACGATCATCACGACTGCTGAGAAAAGGTAGATGAGCCACACCGCTGCTCCCACGATGGAGAACAGCAGGCACAGCGACAGGAAAGTCTTGATGTAGTAGTCCATCAGAACTCTCCGTACTCTCCGTTGAAGGTGAGCTCGCCCTCGACCGTCTCCCACCGCTCGCGCATCTTGTCGATGGCCTTCGAGGGCACACCGTGCGACGACTTGAACAGGCCAGTGCAGACGATCACCTTCACGTCCACGTCGCGGGACAGTCCGGTGCGCTGAAGCCCGGTGATGTAGCGTTCGACCTCGCGCTTCGTGGTGAAGGCGTTCGCCACGGCGACGGAGTACCCGCTGCGCAGATACCGGAAGGTGCGGCCATAGCACTCGTCGTGCGCCGCGCCGAGGAACCTGCGGTCGAAGTTGTAGGTCTCGGCGTGCCCATTGCTCGACACGAAGAACTTATCGGCCTCGACCTTGATGGCCTGATACCGCCCGAGTTCGTCGGCCAGCAGGTTCGCAACGATCTCATCCGCCAGTGTGGACTTGCCAGAGCCGGGCAGGCCACGGATGATGTAAAGGGTCGGTTTCATGTCAGTTCTCCTTGTGGAATGATGGGTGGCAGTGATGTCGGGATGCCAGCCCGCCAGATGGTTCAGCTTGCGCTAGGGATGTCTGGACCCCCCGTCTCGATCAGAGACCGGCCAGCGGGTCGTCCTCGTCCTCGATCTCGTCGGCTGCGTCGTCGCCCTCGGCTTCGGTCGCGGCACCGGCGAAGGTCTGGCGCGTCGGCTTCACGATCCGGCCATCCTCGGCGGCGCGGTTCAGGTAGGTGCGGACGGTGGTCTCGGCAGGCACTTCGATCCCCGAGGCGACGGCCACGGCGATGATCTCCTTGATGCCCAACGCACGCGGGGCGGCGTTCACCAGCGCGGCGAAGGTGCCGACCAGTTCCGGCTCGACGCCGCCACGAACGGGCACAGCGGGCAGGGCCGAGAAGTCGAAGTTGAAGTTGGTCATTGGTCTCTCCAAAGGTTGTGAGGCAGCACGCCTCGGTTCAGGGCAGGATGCGCCCTCAAGTGCAGCACGCTGGCGTTGTCCACCCTCTCCGCGAGGGTAGGGTTAGCCATAGGTCTCCACGTCTAGCCGCTTCATAGACCATGCTGTTTCTGACTTGCCGGTCAGCCGCAGCTTCACACCCACGGCAATGGCCGTGCTGCACATGGGGACGCACCTTGACAGTGCGTCCTGCGTTCAGGCTGCCTGCTCTTTCAGGCGGTCCGACTGTCCAGTGTCGATCATGCA